AACGCCGCGCGGGCGAGACGGTGGCCTCGGGCACTCCGAACCCGATCAGCACAATGCCGATCATCGACAGGATCTTCGCCGACTCGGCCGCGGTGCGCATGGGCGCCTCGATGGTCAACATCGGCGTGGGCGAGGTCGAGTATCCGGTGACGACCTCGGCCGTCGCCGCAGGATGGGCCGCGACCGAGACCGGCGCCGTGGCGGGCCCGACCGTCTACGCTACGACCGACCGGCCGATGAAGCCCGACCACACGCTCGGGATCACGATGAAGGTCACGCGCCGGGCGCTCAAGCAGTCCGGGGACGCCCTTGAGCAGGCGGTGCGCCGCGACATGAACGGAGCAATCGCGGAGGCGATGGACCGCGCCGTGTTCCTCGGCGCGGGATCGGGCGGGGCTCCGACCGGCATCCCTCCCGGTGCGGCGGGCTTCGGGATCACCGTGACGCCGATCGACGCCGCGGCGAGCTGGTCCGCCTTCCGGGCGGCCGTCACCCGCTTCATGGTGGCGAACGCGGCGGGCGCGCCCTCGGCCGTCCGGCTCCTGATCCGGCCCGAGGTCTGGGCGGACCTGGACGAGACGCTGATCGAGGGCACGGCGGTGTCCGAATGGGACCGGCTCACCCGGAACATCCCGGCCGCCAACATCGCCATGAGCTCGAACGCCCTCGCGGCGCCGGCGGGCGATCCGCTCGCGACCTCGGCGCTCCTGACGACGACCGTGGGCGGCGTGCCCCCGATCTTCGTCGGCACGTGGGGCGCTATCGACCTCATCCGCGATCCCTACAGCGATGCGGCCTCGGGCGGGCTCCGCCTGACCGCGCTCGCCACGATGGACGTGACCGTGAGCCGTGCCGCTCAGCTCGAAGTCCTGACCGGGATCGAGTGAGATGCTGCACGGCGGTCATCTCGGCGGCCTTGAGCTGCGCCGGGAGGGCGGGGAGACCCGCCTTTCCGGCTCATTCCCCTACAACCGGGAAACCGTGTTGTGGGATGGCGGCCGCACCGGACGGCCGCACAAGGAGGTCATCGCGGCGCGGGCCTTCTCGCGCCGCCTCACCGACCCGGAGGCGGAGGTTCACTTCCTGGTCGGGCACGACTTCGACCGCCCGCTCGCGAGCCGGAAGGCGGGCACGCTGACGATCCGGGAGACGGATCAGGCGCTCGCCTTCGAGGCGCGGATCGCGGCGGACCTCGCGGGCGTGACGTGGGTCTCCGACCTCCTCGCCTCGGCCCGCGCCGGGCTCATCGTCGGGTTGTCGCCGGGCTTCCGGGTCGCACCCGAGGAGGACGCCGAGATGATCGAGGACCGCGGCGACGACATTCTCCGCACGGTCCGGGCCGCCGACCTCTTCGAGGTTTCGGCCGTGACCCGCCCGGCCTATCCCGAGGCGCAGATCGAGGCGCGGAGCTGGCGGGCGGACGCAAACGAAAAGTTTTCGTTTGCGTCTACTCACCCCCTGAAACGGTGGAGGCTCTGATGTTCTGGCCCTTCAAGCGAAAGACGGCCGAGGTCGAGACGCGGGCGGCGTCCGGCTTCACCGCCGAAGTGATCCAAGCGCGGGAGGCGTATGTCTCCGGGCGCCGCGGGATCGCGGAGCTGACGGCGACGGCGCAGTCCTGCGTCTCGATGTGGGAGCACGGGTTGTCGCTGGCGGACGTGACCGGGACGCGGCTCCTGGACCGGCTCACGCTGGCCCAGATCGGCCGGGCGCTCGCCCTCCGGGGCGAGGCGGTCTTCCTCATCGCGGGCGAGGAGCTGGTCCCCGCGTCCGATTGGGACCTCCGCACCCGGAACGGCCGCCCGACCGCCTACCGCATGTCGATCCCGGAGGCGGGCGGCGGGCGGACCCTGACTGCCCTCGCGGCCGAGGTCCTGCACGTGCGGACCGGCTGCGATCCGGCCGCGCCCTACTACGGGACCGCGCCCCTCAAGCGGGCCGCGCTGACGGCCGGGCTCCTGAACGCGGTCGAGGCCGGGTTGACCGAGGTCTATGAGAACGCCCCGCTCGGGTCGCAGATCGTGCCCTTGCCCGACTCGGCGCCGGAAGACATGGACAAGATGCGCTCCGCCTTCCGGGGACGGCGGGGGTCCGTCCTGGTTGTCGAGGGCGTGGCCCAGGCGACGGCCGCGGGCATGAACCCGCAGCTCGGGCAACGGAAGGAAGATCTTACCCCCGACATGCAGAAGGCCATGACGGCCGACAGCCTCGCCGCAGCCCGCAGCGCGATCAGCATGGCCTTCGGGGTCCTGCCCGCCTTCCACAACGTCGCGGCGACGGGGCCGGTGATCCGGGAGGCGCAGAGGCATCTGGCGACGTGGGTGTTGCAACCGCTGGCCGAGATCATCGCCGAGGAGGCGACGGCGAAGCTCGGCACGGCGGTGTCGCTCGATGTGCACCGCGCGCTGCAATCGTTCGATGCAGGCGGCTCCGCGCGGGCGCTTGCCGGGATCATCGGGGCGCTCGCCCAGGCGAAGGAGGCGGGCCTGTCGGACGCCCAAGTCGCGGCGGCGTTCTCGGCGCTCGACTGGACGGAGGCGAGGGGCTGATCGTGACGAAGGAACTGGACGAAGAATTCCGGGAGCTGATCGCAGAACTGGACGTGGAGGGGCTGGCCGTCCTCTACATTGCGGGCACCGCGCTTCTCCGCGGCGACCGAGACTTCGCCGAGCGGGTGATTGCGTTCGGGCAGATACCGCAGTCCCGCGGGCTTGCGGTCCCGAAGCTCGACATGGAGCTGCTGGCCGCCCTTCGAGCCCGCTGTGATGATCCCGAGGCGCACCATTGGGGCCGTGCTTTGGTGGCAGTGGCAATGCGCGGCGATGCGCCCCGCAGCTCCGCCCTGGTCAAGCTGATCCGACAAAGGGTCGCGCAGTGAACGGGGAGTGACGCACCCCCGCGGGCGGTTCACCCGCGAGTCAGCGTTGGGCGGGATAGCGCCCGGTCGAGCGTCCGAAGCTTTCCCCGTTACTCGGGCCGTGGGTAAACCCCGAGAAGGCGCGGTCGGGAACTCCGCCCCGGCGCGGCGCAGGGCGGCACGGCTTGAGGGACGGGGCCGCCCGACTACCCCCGCGCGCGAAGGCGGACCCCGGGACCTCCGCCGTTCTCCTCGATGAACTGGACGCCCGCGGCTTCGAGGGCCGCCCGCATGGCGGCGACTGCTGAGGCAGATGCAGATACGGCGCTCGCGCCCTCTGCCCGCTTCACGGTCGGGATCGAGACCTTGGCGGCGGCGGCCAGCTCGCCCTGCGTCATTCCGAGCAACGCCCGACCCGCTCGAATTTGCGCTCCTGTCGTCATCCCTCTTGATCCCTTCGGATCATTATGCTTTGATCCCTTGGTATCAAACACTACAACAGGAGCAACTGCAATGACCAAGACCATCTCTGATCTTCAATCCGAGGCGGTGCACATTACGGCACTCTGCCAGGGCGCGGAAGTCCTCTACGACCACGCTGGCGGAATGGACTTGGAGGCGTCGCCGGATCGCCGCGCCGCGGGCAATGCGCTGTATTCGCTTCTCCCGACCATCGTGGTCCGCATGAACGCGCTGGCCCTCGAGCTGGAGCGGATGGAGAGCGAGGAGCGCCGTGCGCAGCGGAAGGCGGGGGATTGACTAAACCGCGTCACTTGACCGGATTGGGGAATCGTGTTACGCCACCGGAAATGTGACGCGGGCAGGAAAATGCAGATCGCATTCGAGAAATTCACCCCAGGCGAGGCGGCGGAGATCACGGGCGTGAGCGTGGAGAATCAGCGCAATCTTCGCAGGACTGGCTATCTGCCGTCTCACAAGGGGCACGCGAGGTTCGACATTCGCGACCTCGCGCAGCTCCTGGTCATCGGCATCATGTCCGAACGCGGTATCGGGCCGAAGGTTGCTTGCACGTTCGCGGCGACGGCCGGGCAAGGCGTCTTCCTCAAGGCCATCGCCAGATCCACCTTCTACTCCATCGCAGCGCAACGGGCGGCGCTTGATGACACAAAGGAAGAAGCAGACGAAAGCCTCGCCTTGCCCGAAGCGTCCGACCTGGACGAGCGCACTGTGCGAGGCATGATCGCCAGAATGCACGCCGCCGACGCCGCACAAGCCGCGGCTGGATTGGCCGGGCAAGAAGCGCCGGAATTCTTTTGCCTGTGGGCCAACGGTCACCCCGAATTCTTCTACGGCGAGGAGCATCCCTTCGCGGATTGCGACTATGGTCATACCGCATGGCAGGGACCGGTCATCATGCTTTCGATGGGCGCGCTGGCCAGTCTCCTTGTTGACCGCCTTCCTCGCCCAGCTATCCTGCTTCAAGATGAGGCGGCACCATGAGCTTCTGGACCGCCCGCGACCTCGCCCGCGACCTCGGCTATCCCGGTGACACTCCGGCTTTCCGCCAGTGGTGCCGCAGTGTCGGGCTCGCCCCGATCCCCGGCTCGCCCTACTGCTTCGCGGTCGAGGACGTGCGCCGGGTCCTCAGGAGGGCGCCATGAGCGGAAGGAAGGCGCTTGTGAAGCAGGCGGACCTGACCCGGATGGTCAAGGGCGCCCAGGCGGCAGGGGTGGCCGTCGGCGAGGTCCGCATCGAGCCGGACGGCACGGTGCGGATCATCCCGGCGTCCGTCGCCCCGCAACTCGGCGCCAACCCCTGCGACAGGCTTCTCGACCCATGAAGCGGCGCAACCCCTTTCCCGGCGTCACCCGCGCCCCTGATCGCCACGGAAAGGTCCGGTGGCGGTTCCGGCGCAACGGCGTCTCCTGCTATCTCCCCGGTCCCTACGGCTCCGCCGACTTCCGCGCGGCCTATGAGGCGGCTGTGTCGGGC